AGTATTTCAATCTTGGTTAGAGATGTCTATATCTACAGGTTACATCAATCTACCAATGGGTAAATTTGATAAATTCTCTAACTCAGTAAACTTCATACCTAGAAGTTTTGCTTGGATTGACCCATTAAAAGAAATGCAGTCAAACGTACTCGGCTTACAAAATGGAACAATAAGCTATTCAGATATTGCTGCAGCTTACGGTAGGGATACTGAAGAACTATTTGAACAACATCAAAAAGAGATAGAACTAGCTAAACAATATGGTATTGAACTAGCCTATCAACCATTTGGTTCTAAATTGCCAGTAGAAGCCAATATACAAGGCGGAGATAACGAAGATGAGTAATCCTACTCAGGGCATGAAAGAAGAAGCTCAGAGAGGTTTAGATTGGCGTGAAGAGTATGGTAGAGGTGGTACTAGGGTCGGTGCTATAAGAGCAAGACAAATAGTAGCTGGTGAAAATCTATCTGATGAAACTATCAAAAGAATGTATAGCTTCTTCAGTAGGCATGAAGTAGACAAACAAGCTGAAGGATTTAAACAAGGTGAAGAAGGCTACCCTTCAAATGGCAGAATAGCTTGGGCATTATGGGGTGGTGATGCAGGTTATTCTTGGTCAAAAAGATTAGTAGAACAAATGAAGAAAGAAGATGAAAGACAAACAAGTTTTGATTCGCAAGAATCAGAAAAACATCCTTTATTAACAAATGAAGAGGAGAAAACTATGGATAAAACTGATAGACATATCCTCAATGTTAGTGAAACAGACGATAAAGTTATTGTTGAATTTGCGAAGCATGAGGATGTAGAACATGAAGGTGATGAAGTAGAAACAACTGATGAAGTCTCTATGCTTGAATCAGATGAAGAAGAAAGAAAAGTGATTGATATGCCTATGAAATATAGAACTATTGATTTATCTAAGGCTTCTTACATTGATGAAGAAAGCAGAAGGGTTAGAGTTGGTGTTTCTAGTGAAGAGCCAGTTGAAAGAAGTTTTGGTATGGAAGTACTAGGACATTCTGCTGATGATATAAACATGGAGTTTATAAACTCAGGAAGAGCACCATTATTACTTGACCATGACATGGAAAAGCAAATTGGTGTAATTGAAGAATTCAAATTAGATGAGACAGCAAAAAGGACAACTGCTGTAGTTAGATTTGGTAAATCTGCTTTAGCTCAAGAAATATTTGAAGATGTGGCTGATGGTATACGTATGAACATTTCAGTTGGCTACAGAGTCGATAAATTAACTAGAATGAACAAAGATGATGAGAATTACTACAAAGCTCAATGGACACCTATGGAAGTTTCTTCTGTATCCGTTCCTGCTGACCAGTCAAGACTTGTTGGAGTTGGTCGTTCTAAAGATAAACAAAATATTAACAATATAGAGGTAATAACAATGGAAAATAAAGATATTAATCTTGACGAAGTTAGAACTCAAACTATTGATGAAGCTAAAGCTGAATTTAAAAGAAACTCAAAAGAGATTATAGATTTAGCAGCTAGACACAATAAAAGAGATTTAGCTGACAAAGCGATTGCTGATGGTATATCTGTTGAAGAATTTAGAGGTGTATTGCTAGAAAATATTTCTAACAACACTCCACTAGAAACTCCTTCAGAAATCGGCATGACTAAAGAAGAAGTAAGGGAATTTAGCCTAGTAAGAGCTATTAGAGCTATGGCTAATCCAAGCGATAGAAGAGCACAGGAAGAAGCTGCATTTGAATTTGAATGTTCTGCTGAAGCTGCTAGACAATATGGTAAAGATGCTCAAGGTATCATGCTACCTGCTGAAGTTCTAAGCAACTGGGGTAAAAGGGATGCTGACGTGACTGATAATGCTGGTCTAGTTGCTGAAGATTACAAAGGCTCAGACTTTATTGATATTCTCAGAAATGAGTCTTCAGTAATGAGAGCTGGTGCTACTATGCTTAGAGGATTACAAGGTAATGTTGTAATACCTAAGAAAACTGCTACTGCTGCAGCAGGTTGGATTGCTACTGAAGGTGGTAACTCAGCTTCTGAACAGCTAGAAGTTGGTTCAGTCACTATGTCACCTAAAGTAGTTGGTGCACATACAGATGTAACTAGATTATTACTACAACAATCTTCATTAGATGTTGAGAACTTAATCAGAGATGACCTAACAAAATCTATAGCTACTGCTATTGATTTAGGTGCTTTAGCTGGTTCAGGTTCAAGTGGTCAGCCTACAGGTATTGCTAATACTTCAGGTATTAACACTACTACTTTTGGTGCTGCTAACCCAACATGGGCTGAGATTGTTGCTATGGAATCTGCTGTTGCTAATGACAACGCATTAACTGGTTCTTTAAGCTACATTTGTAGACCTGCTGACTTTGGTACTTTGAAAACAACTGAAAAGGCTAGTGGTACTGCTCAGTTTGTTGTATCTCCTGATAACACTATGAATGGTTATAATGTAATCAGAAGTAATCAAGTAACAAGTGGAGATTTCTACTTTGGTAACTTTGCAGACTTATTAATTGGTATGTATGGCGGATTAGATATAACTGTAGATGCTTATAGCTTAAGTCAATCAGGTGGAGTAAGAATTGTTGCTCTACAAACTGTTGACACTGCTGTAAGACACGCAGTATCTTTCTGTAAATCTTCAGACTAATTAACTGATGCTTAAATGGAATGGGGGTAGCAATACCCCCAACTTAAATATGAAAAAATACTTAATAACAAGCGATACAATCGCAGATGGTAAAAAGGTACATGCAGGTGATGTTGTTGAATTGCCTGAATACATTGGACGTGAACTTTGCTCTTATAAGAAAGCAGAGGTTCATGTAGCAAAACCTAAAGCCAAAAAAGAAGATAGAAGCGTAGGCTTAAAAACTTCTAAAGTAAAAGCTACTAAAACTAGAGCTAAAAAATAAATCATGCCGTTAGAGAGTGCTTTAGACTTTAATTCTTATGTAGATACCACAACAGGGCATGGTGTTAGTGGTTTTTTTATTGAAGTTCAAAGTGCATTATGGGATTCAAGATTAAGATTGATTGATACTTGGTACGATATTGATTCAGGTGATTCTTATCCTATAAACCTAATAATAGACCAAGAGTATTTTGCTATAGGTGGCGGTACTGTTGATGTAGATGGCTTTCAACCAAGGGCAATAATAAAATCATCTGATGCACCGCATATATCTCAAGGAGATAGGCTGTTAGTAAATGCAATTACTACAAACAAAGGAAACACTTTAGTCCCACAAACATTTTTCACAATTCAAACAGTAGAGCCTGATAATACAGGTTTAATTTCATTGGTTTTAGAGGAAGAATAATGTCTCAGTTCATGCTTGAAACCGAAGAAGATATGCTAGGCTATCTTGATGCCGAGTATGGTCATGGAATTGATGCTGTTTATACAAGGAATGGCACATCTTCTAATATTGTTATCATTTTGAATAATGAATATGTTGAGCAAGATTCAGGAGTTGGTGTAGAAGCACTTAAACCAATGGCAACTTGTAGAAGTATAGATATTCCAAATGTATCTTATGGAGATACTTTGAACGCCAGTGCTATAAAAGATACGAATGGGAATATATTAAAAGCAGCACAAAACTATACAATAGTTAATGTGCAAAAAGACAGAACAGGATTCACTGTTTTAATGTTAGAGGAAATATAGTGGCAAATCATATAAGACAACAAATACGAGAATATTTTGGTACTACTTTAACTGGATTATCAACAACTGGTTCTAATGTCTATGAATCAAGAATCTATCCAATAGAAAACTCTAAGTTACCAGCATTGGTTATATATACAAAGTCAGAAACATCAGAACCTATTGTTATAGGTACTGACAGGGTTATGAGTAGAGAATTATCAGTGGTGGTAGAAGGATATGCAAAAGCTACTAGTGACTTTGATGATACGATTGATACAATAAGTAAAGAAGTTGAAGAAGCAATAGCTGCTGACAGGACTCTTGATGGTAAGGCAAAAGACACTTACCTTGAATCAACTGAAATAGAGTTTAATGGTGAAGGTGAAAAACCACTAGGATATGTGAGTTTAACCTTTTTAACTAATTACTATGTTCAGGAAACTAATCCTGATGTAGCAGTATAATAGGAGATAATTATGAAATTAATTAGTCCAAATGGTAAAGTTTCAATAACAGCTCATCCCTCAAAGGTGGACTCATTGAAAAAAAAGGGTTGGAAAGAAGAAGCAGTCCTATCAAAAGATAAAATTAAATCTTCTTCTAAGAAAAAGCCGAAAGGCGAGGTAAAAGAAAATGGCAACATTTAAAGGAAGCGAAGGTACTGTAAAGGTTGGTACTATTGGCTCTAATGTAGCGGTGGCTGAAATTAGGTCTTACTCAATCGAAGAATCTGCTGATACTTTAGAAGATACTTCAATGGGTGATTCTGCTAGAACTTATAAATCATCATTGACTTCTTTCTCAGGAAGTTTAGATGTATTTTGGGATGCTGGTGACACTACTGGTCAAGGTGCTTTAACTATTGGTACAGAAGTAGTATTAACTTTCTATCCTGAAGGTGCTGATACTGATGATTATTACTATACTGGTTCAGCTATTATTACTGGTGTTTCAAGAAGTGCATCATTTGATGGATTGGTTGAAGCTAGTATTTCAGTACAAGGTACTGGTGCATTAACAGAAGACCAAGTATAAAATCATGTCAGTAATAGATAACGCAAAAAAGCATTTTGCAGAGCAGGATGTAAAAGTAATCGAAGTGCCTGAATGGGGTGTAGATGATAAACCTCTAAGAATATTCAGTAAGCCATTGACGTTAGCTGAAACTTCTAAACTTTATAAAATGAGTAAAGAAGATGATTTAACGATGATGGCTTATGTTCTTATATACAAAGCATTAGATGAGAATGGAGATAAGTTATTTGATTTAGGTGATAAAAATGCCTTATTAAATAGCGTTGATAGAGAAGTATTAGTAAGCGTTGCTACAAAAATCATGGGTCAAGAACCCATCGAGGAAACGAAAAAAAACTAATAAAGGATACTAATTTATATGTGCAATATGCACTAGCTGAAAAACTTGGAAAGACCTTAGAGGAACTCCAACAAATTAGTGTCCAAGAATATCAAGGATGGATAGCTTACTTAGAGTTAGCTGAAGAGAAAAGACAACATGGCAAATAAAAAAGTAAAGTTTGAATTAACCGCAGTTGATAAAACTAAAGCAGCATTTGATAAGGTTACTAAAGGTCTTAAAGGTGTTGGCTCAGTAGCTGGTAAAGCTAGTATGGCTGTAGGTAAAGTAGGATTAGCTGCTACTGGTGCTGCTGTTGGTTTAGCTTTATTCACTAAAAAATCATTTGATTATATTGATACTCTTGGTAAAACAGCATCAAGAACAGGTATAGCTACTGATACATTACAAGCATTTCAACTAGCTGCTATTGAGTCAGGAACTACTGTAGAACAAACACAAAAAGGCTTAGAGAAATTTGCTAGGTCAATAGGTGATGCTGGTAGAGGTCTTAAAACTCAAGCTGATATATTTAGAGACTTAGGCGTAGAAATAAAAAATCAAGATGGCTCTTTAAGAAGTTACGAAGAAATTTTATTTGATGTGGCTGAAGGGTTAGGTGAGCTTGGTTCTGAAGCTGAAAGAGCTACAGCATTAGCTAATTTATTTGGTAGAGCAGGAATACAATTTAGTGAAATCTTTAGAGATGGTGCTGATGGTCTACAAACATTTATTGATAGAGCTAATGACTTAGGAATTATATTAGATAAAGACACTATCAAAGGTGTTGAAAAATTTAATGATACAGTATCAGTAATAAAACTACAGATAGGTGCATTTGCAAATAATATAACTTCAGCATTTGTTCCAGCCTTACAATTAATAGCAGAAAAAATTGGAGATACAATAACTGTAAATCAAAAAGCTGCTGGTGGTTTTCAAACATTAGGGCAATCAATAGCTGTTTCAATATTGGAAGCCATAAGAACAGCAATAATAGCAATAGATTCTTTTATTGATAACACAAAACAAAGGTTTATGGAGTTTGCTTCTACAAAGATAGGTAAAACTATTTTTGGAGACATTGCAGATGAAAGTACAAAAATAAATGCAAAAATACAAGAATCAACTAAATATCTTGAAGATTTACAAAAAGCATTAAAAAGAGATGACAAGCTTTTCTTTGATATAAACAAAGGTTCTATTAGTGGTGTTTTTGAGATTGGTGCTGAAATTGCAAAAGTAAAGGCATCTATAATTGAAATGAATGAGCAGTTGTATGGTGAAGATGTTGCCAAAAGTCCTGCTTTAGAATACATAGACAATTTAATTGCTGCAGTTGAAAGTGGTGTTGGCTCATCAAACAAATTCTTTGAATCACTAAAAGGCGGTTTGACTGACAACCTAAACCCTATGCAAGTATTTCAAGCTACCTTAGAAGATATTGATAAAACAATGCAAACAACAGCAGTAAACACAATGAAAAAGTTTGAAGATGCTATTGTTGATGGTTTAAAAACAGGTAAATTAGAATTTGAAAGTTTTGCTACTTACGTTGTTGAGCAACTAGCAAGGATTGCAATACAACAAATGATAATAAAACCTCTTACTGGTGCATTTGGCTCAGCTTTTGGTAGTTTTGGTGATTTATTCTCAGCAGATGGTGGTGGTTATACAGGAATGGGTGCAAGAGCAGGTGGTATAGATGGAAGGGGTGGTTTCCCAGCTATACTACATCCAAACGAAACAGTTGTAGACCATACAAAAGGGCAAACAGTTAGCGGTGCTACAGTAAACTTCAACATATCAACAGTTGATGCTGCTGGATTTGATGAGCTATTAACATCAAGAAGAGGATTAATAACACAAATCATTAACAATGCCATGAATACACAAGGCAAAATGGGGATAGTATAATGGCAGGACAATTTCCAACAGACCCAAATTTTAGGTCATTAGTTTTTACAGACAATAGACCAGTACTTATAAATCAAACCCTATCAGGTAAGAAATCAGCAAGACAAATAGGTGCACAATACTTTTCCTTTACAGTACAAATGCCACCAGTTGACCAATTAAAAGCACAGGAAATATTTGCATTTTTATCTAAACAAAAAGGCGGATTTGAAAACTTCACCATTGCAGCACCACTAAACAACAAAGGTGTAAGTCACAGTGAAACTGATATTCTTGTTAATGGTGCAACTTCAGCAGGTGCAAGTGCTGTACCTATGGATGGTTTTTCACACACTAATCATGCATTAAGAGCAGGTGACTTAATTAAGTTTGCAGGTCATTCAAAGGTTTATATGGTACAAGATGAAGTAACTGCATCAGGTGGTGGTGCTACTGTAAACATACAACCAAACTTAGTTGCTAATGTTGCTGACAATGAAGCTGTAACTACTAATAAACCACTTTTTAATGTATATCTTGAAAATGATGAGATTAGATATACAACAGATGCTAGTGGTTTTTATAACATTTCTTTTGATGTACGAGAGGTTATTGAGTAATGCCTAGAAGCCTTTCAGCAGGTTTACAAAGTCAAGTTTCTGCTCAACAAACTAAAACAGCCTTTCTTGTAGAACTAAATCTATCTACTGTTATAAGACTAACTGACTTTTATAGAGACGTTACTTATAATTCTAATTCTTATGAAGCTGGTGGTTCTTTTCTAGCAGTCAATACAACAACTGAAACAGGTCAACTACAAGTTAATGACATAGACCTATCCTTTTCTAATGTTACTAATCAAGTTAGACAACTTGTAAGGGATGGTGCTTTTACTGATAAAGTTGTAAATATTTACATAGCTTACTTTGATGTCAATGAAGATATTGTAGGTGCTATTAATTACTTTACAGGTCAAATTAAAAACGTAAATATCACAGAAAACATAGATAGCAGTATCTTGAGCATTAGTGTTGCTTCACATTGGGCAAATTGGAACTTAACAAAAGGAAGGCATTATTCAGATGAATCACAACAGTTAGTTTACTCAGGTGATAGAGGTCTAGAATATGCTACACAGGTAAAATCAGATGTAAGGTGGGGTAGTTAATTATGTATGCCCCATTGAAAAAAAACTTTTTTCAAAAAATTGGTGCTGCAATATCTAAGTTTTTAGCTAACAAATTTGTTAAATATACAATAGTAGCAGCTACAGTTGTAACTGGTGTTAAAGGGTTTAGACAAATGGCAGACATGCTATCTAAAGGTCAAGACATCATGGCTAACAAAACTGCTGCAGGTGGCAAGATACCAGTCATATATGGAACAAGAAGAGTAGGTGCACAGATAGTCTATATGGACACAGCACAAAACAGGTCAAGAGATTTGTTTGTTGTTTATGCACTAGCTGTTGGTGAATGTGAAGAGATACTTGGTAGAACTATTGAGATAGATGGTAATAGTATTCTTGATGGCAAGATATACAAAGGTGGTGGCTATGTTGGTTCAGATAAAATATCTTCAGGTGCAGGTTCTTTAAATACTGCTTCTCAAGTCGGTGATAATCAATACTCAAATGCAGGTACTCTAGGAACTAATCCAGCACTTAGATATTCTTTTGTATTCAACTTGCATCATGGTGCAGCCAGTCAAGCAGCAGACCCTATGCTTAGAGCATCAATACCTGCTCAGTGGTCAACCAATCATAAGTTAAATGGCATTTGCTACATAGCAGCTTCTTTTGATTATGATAAAAAGGGCATGTATCAAGGAGTACCACAAATAACAGTACAAGTTAAAGGTAGAAAAGTATATGACCCAAGAAGTGACACTACTGCATGGTCAAGCAACCCTGCTCTTTGCTTTTTAGACTACATACAAAATGATGAGTATGGTAAAGGTTTAGCAACAGCAGATATAAACATGACTACATTTCAGACTGCTGCAAACACATGCGATGTATTGCAGAATCAACCTTTTTATGGAAGCAGTTATCAAAATGTGACATGGAGTGGTACAGCAGGTACTAATAGAATAAGAATCGATGAATATGATAATTCTTATCAAAACAAAGTAGATGAAATAATAACTATCAAAGATTCAGGCGGAACAATTATTGTTGATTCTAAAAACATTGATTCATGGCGTACAGATGAGTTTTATGATGAATCAAGAGTTAATGAAATTATTATAGATGATGATATAGGTAGTGATTACACAGATGAGTCAGGTTCTATATTTACGCAAGTTAAAAGATTTCATTGTAATGGTTATATAGATACCAATAAAAACGTCATGGATAATGCTAAAGACCTTCTTTCAAACATGAGAGGTATTTTCACATATATTGAAGGTAAGTATGAATTGCAAATAGAAGATACTGGTAGTTCTACATTTAGCATTACAGACGACCATATAATAGCCGATACAGGCATAACTATTGATTATGGCACTAAGGATAAAAAAGCAAACAAAGTTGTTGTTGAGTTTTTTAATGCAAATAAGAAATACGAGTTAGATACAGTCACAGAATTGCATGATGCTTCGCCTAATTATTATTCTGATGATGGTGAGATATTAGAGATAAAAGCAGAATTCCCATTTATTACTGACCCTTATATTGCATCTAATATGGCAAAAGCTATTCTGCAAAGAAGTAGGAAACAAACAACAATACAGTTTTTAGGTACACCTGAAATGTATAAGCTAAACATAGGTGATATTGTCGATATTACTTATGAAGGTTTGGACTTATCATCCTCTAACTCAAACAATGTATTTAGGATTGAAGCATTAGAACTGCAACCAAATGGTCTTGTATCAGTTAGTGCAATAGAATATTTTGATATCTATTCTTGGGAAGTACCAACTATAGAGACAACAGCAGACCCAGTAAACCTACCAACAGCAGGTGCATTAAAAGCACCGCAAAATGTTGTCTTTACAGATACAGATGCATCAGCTATTAATAGACCTACTTTAGCTTGGGATGAACCAACTGACTTTCCAGTAAAAGAATTTAGAGTAGATATAACTGATAGCTCAAGCAATGCAGTTATAAGTAAAGTAGTAGATACAAATTCTGCTGACTTATCTTTTATACCTAAAGGCAGTAATTATAATTACTCTATAACATCTATCAATGGCTTAGGTGTTGAATCTGAAGCAACAACAAGTACATTTACCATTGCAGATGACCCAGTTAAGACCAGTGAAGTAGAAATAGGTAGTGAAACTCTTTCTAATGTTATTGACTATGGAACTATATCAGGTGGCGGTACATCAAACTTTTTTCAAATAAATACTAGATTAGATTTAGAAGATAGATTTCTTTGGAACTCAAATGGTACTAACGATTGGTCATTAGGTACTGGTGGAGATGATGATGTTAATTTATATATTGAAGGTTCAGCAGATAAACTTATAACATTTAAAGACCAAAGCTCTGAATTAGGGAGTGTAAAACTAACTTTTGGAGATGATGTTGGCGGAGATTATTTTGCAGACTTTATAACGCTAGAAGCTGATTGGACTAATGGTTATGTAACAACTGGAAGTGCTGAATCAAAATTTTATATCAAGGGTAAGGGTTATGATGGCTCTACAGCATCAGGCACAATAGCAACCTTTACATTTGTATCTGCTGATGGCGTGGGCATCCCATCGGTTGATTTACCAAAGACTGATATTGCTGGTAATTTAACTGTAACTGGTAATAGTGATTTGGTAGATGTTGTTATAGATGGCGATGCTACAATTTATAATGACTTGGGTGTGCAAGGAATAATTAATGCCACTACAAGTAGTATAAGAATTAGAAATAGAACACCATCTTCAGCTACTGCAACAGGTACTACAGGAACAATAGTATACGATGCAAACTACATCTATGTATGTGTTGCAACAAACACATGGAAGAGGGTAGCGATTAGCACATGGTAATAGTAAACTAATAAGACACAGAGATTTAATATGGCACAACACGATTACAACTTAGCAAACCAATCAGGGGCAGATTTTAGAGCAGATTTAAACAATGCTTTATCTGCTATAGTAACAGTCAATAGCGGTGCTACAGCACCTTCTACCACCTTTGCACATCAATTATGGGTAGATACTTCAAGTAATGTTTTAAAAATAAGAAATGCAGCTAATGATGCTTGGGTGACTACAGGGGTTAGCATTACAGCAGATAATACATTTGCTGGTAACTTAACAGGAAACGTCACAGGCAACCTTACAGGTGATGTAACGGGTAATGCTGATACAGCTACAGCACTTGAAACCGCAAGAACAATAAATGGTGCATCTTTTGATGGCACTGCAAACATATCTTTTGATACTGATAGTGTTAGTGAAGGTTCTAGCAATCTATATTACACATCAGCAAGATTTGATTCTGCTTTTAGTAGTAAGTCTACAAGCGACTTAACAGAAGGTACTAACCTTTATTACACAGATACAAGATTTGATACAAGACTAGCAACAAAAGATACAGATGACTTAACAGAAGGTACAAATTTATATTTTACAAATGCTAGAGTTGAATCTTACTTAGATGCAGGAAGTTCTACACCAACATTTGCAAGTGCAGTCATTAATACAAGCATTACAGGTTCAGCTATTTTAGATGATGATACATTTGGAACTGCATCAGCTACAACAGTTGCTACTTCTGAATCAATCAAGGCTTATGTAGACAGTCAAGTTAGTACAGTAGATACACTATCTGAAATATTAGCAAATGGTAATACTACAGGCGGTACTGATATTGCTTTTGGCGATAATGACAAAGCAGTATTTAATTCAAATCTAAATATATTTTCAACAGGAACTTCATCCTACATAGAAGAAGTTGGTACTGGTGATTTATATTTAAAAGCATCAAACTTATATATTACTGATAGAGAAAACAATCAGTTTATGTCTATGATTGATAATGGTACTGGCGGTACTTTATCTTTAAAACATTTAGGCTCAACTGTTTTAACTACAACTAGCACAGGCATAGACGTAACAGGAACAGTTACAAGTGATGGATTGACAGTAAGTGATGGCACGAATGGAATAATTCAAGTAGGTGCATTAAACACAAGAAAAATAGCCGGTGGTGCAGACTATGGAGGTATTCGTTATTATTCTGATAATGACCATATTTTATATACAAATAATGTTCAAAGATTAGCAATTAACTCAGGCGGAGACATATCCTTCTATGACGACACAGGCTCAACTCAAGGTTTATTTTGGGATGCTAGTGCTGAGAATCTATTTGTAGGTGGAACTACTACTACAAATGCTCAAGGTTGGGGTAGACAAATATCATCTATTAATAGTGGTACTAATGGTGCTGCTTTAACATTAAAAGATTCTAATGGTGAATATCAGTTAGCAAGTTATGCAAATAACTTTTATTTATCACAAGGTGTAAATACTCGTTTCTTCATTAATTCGTCAGGCTCGGTTGGAATCGGCACACAAGCACCAAGTCAAAAGCTATCTGTTTCAGATGGTATGCACGTTACACCTGCAAGTGCTTTTGCAGCAGATACAAGCGGAACATATACCCTTGCGGTTGGTGCAAACTCAGGTGGTAAATCTGCAATCTTTGACCAAACCATTGTAGTAGAAGGCTCAGTTGGAATAGGAACTGATTCGCCTGATGCTAAAGTTACTGCATACAACGCTGATACTGGTATTACTGGATTATTTAAGTTATGGACAAACACAGCAAATAATACTGGTGCAGATGGTGGTGCTATAGAATGGATTGGTTCAGGAGATAAAACAGCAATCGGTGCAAAAATAGCTGCTACAAGAGTTGAAGGTGGCGGTAAGATGGATATGCGTTTCTATACAGGTAGAGACAGCGATTCAGACCATGAAAAGATGCGTATTCTTGTCAACGGAAAAATTGGCATAGGAACTGATTCGCCACAAGACAAGCTTTCAATAGAAGGCGGCAATGTTTCTATCAACAATGGTTCTGCTTTTCAGGTTGGTGGTTCTGTAAGTGGTAATACAGTTGTAGGTAGATTAAAAAACGAAAGTGGTGTTTTAACCTTAAAAGGTGATTCTACAAGAGATGTAAAATTTGGTAGTGAAACCAATGGTACAGCTATGTTTATTGAAGGCACTAATGGAAACATTGGAATTGGAACTGATTCGCCAAATAAAAAACTTCATGTAAAAACTGATACTGATGGCGATGGTATAACAATACAACGCAACAGCACCACAGCAGGAACTTATGGTCAATTAGGTTTTAGTCCTAGCACAAATGATGCAGGAACTCCTAACGTATGGATTCGTGGTTATAGAGGTTCTGCATACACAGATAATTACATGACATTCGGTACAGGTGGTAATGCTGGTAGCGAGTCAGCAAGACTGGATGCCTCGGGACGATTGGGAATAGGCACAACAACTGCTGGAACTTTACATGGTGCAAGTTATGGCACAACTAAACTTCATGTAGATGGTGGCACAGATAGAGGTCAGATGATTCTTGAGGGTGATACTTTAGCTAGTATTATAATGTCTGATAATGGTGCAACTGCTAATTCAAGAGTCTTTTTAACACAGGTTAATGATGGCTTAATGCACTTCAAGAGTGTTAATGATGATGGCACTTCTAAAGCAACTATTATGTCTATGACTAGTGCTGGCAACGTTGGAATTGGAACTGTTTCGCCAAGTGTTCCTAGTGGTGGTGGCTTAAGTATATATAACTCTACTATTCCAAGAATTAATTTTAAAAACTCTACAACAGGCGATGGCTCTACAGATGGTTTAGAAATTTATATAAATGGTCTTAATGCTCTTGTTAATAATAGGGAAGCAGGAAGTTTAAGTTTTGGTACATCAAATACAACTAGAGCAACCATAGACTCCTCGGGGAATCTATTAGTTGGGAAGACTGCTGCAAATATTGCTACTACAGGAGTTGAGATAGACCCCAATGGAATCTTAATAGCAACAAAAAATGCAGGTACTGTAGCTTATTTTAATAGATTAACGACAGATGGCACCATTCTAGACTTCCGCAAAGATGGCTCAACAGTTGGAAGCCTTGGAAGCTATCTCAGCAATAGATTATTTGTTGGTTCAGGTGATACAAATTTGAACTTTCATCAAGCAGGAGATTCTATTTATCCATCAGGTGCAAATGGAAACACAAGAGATGGTGCTATTGATTTAGGTGCTGGTTTTAGTAGATTCCTAGACCTACACCTTTCAGGAACAGCTAATGTTGGTGAGGTATTAGCAGATACAGGAACAACTAATAGAAAAGCTAAATTAGAAGATGATGGTTTATATATATCAAGAACAAGTGATGGTAATTATGTAAATAAAGTTATTGCAGATACAGCATCTAATAATATGGCTATATATGCACGTTCAAATATAAACTTTTATCTTAATAGCTTTTTAAAAGCTACTATTAATGATGATGGCAATCTGTTGGTGGGTACTACTGATACCTCGCTTTACAATAACACCACAGGTGAAGGTGTTTTAATAGCACCTGACCATATACAAATAGCAAGAGATAGCGATACAACTGCTGTATTTAATAGGCAGGGTACTGATGGTCAAATTATAACTTTCAATAAAGCAGGTGCAACAGTTGGAAGTATTGGTACTAGAGCAGGTGATTTAAGCATCGGAACAAACGATACAGGAATTAACTTTTGGGATGCTTCAAACAATATTATTCCTGAAAATCCAAGTACAGGAGCTGCTAGAGATGATGCAATTAATTTAGGTTCTTCAGGTGTAAGATTCAAAGACCTTCACCTTTCAGGAACAGCTAATGTTGCTTCTGTAGATATGACAGGTGCTTTGATAGATTCAGCAGTAAATAGAGGAATAAAGTTTGATTCAGCATCAATGAAACCTAGTAATGGTTCAGGTGGCGATGCTGATAATCATATTGATTTAGGAACTGCAAGTACAAGATTCCAAGACATATACGCCACTAACGGAACTATCCAAACATCAGACATAAATGAAAAACAAGACATAAAAGATTTATCAGATGCAGAAACTAGAGTTGCAGTTGCAGCTAAAGGTTTGCTTAAAAAGTACAGATGGAAGTCTGCTGTAGCTGATAAAGGTGATGATGCTAGAATACATTTTGGTATAATGGCACAAGATTTACAACAGGCTTTTAGTACTGAAGGTTTGGATGCAGGTGATTATGGTATGTTTATATCAAGCACTTGGACAGACGAAACAACAGGCGAAGAGAAAACTAGGTTAGGAGTCAGGTATAATGAACTCTTAGCATTTATTATTGCAGCAATATAGGAGAAATATAACATGAGCAACACATACACTTGGGATTGTAAAACAGTAGATGTTTATCCCACATACGAAGAACACAGTGACACAGTCTACAATGTGCATTGGAGATTAAACGCTGAGAGCAGCGAGACACATGAAGTAGATGGTGAGCAAGTACCATATACAGCTAGTGTTTATGGCACACAATCATTATCACTAGAGGATATTGGTTCTGACTTTATACCTTTTGCAGACTTAACTAATGAAGTGGTTACTGGTTGGGTAGAAGGCATTATGGGTGAAGAGGAAGTAGCAAACTTAAAATCTGCTTTAGACTCTAAAATATCTGAAGAGATTAACCCAACTACTGAAACAAAAACTATAGGTGAATAATATATGGATACTTTAATAGGATTAATTATTGTAATAGGTGTAGCTTTATTTATAATAAAAAGAAAGAAGCCACAATGGCTAAAGGTTATTAAAAATAAAATACTTGGAGAGTAATATGAGTGAAGAGAAAAACGTAATAATTAATTTTAATGGTAGAGAATATACAGCAGAAGATTTAAACGAAGAGCAAACCCGTTTAGCTGTTGAATTAAATGTAGCTGGAAGAGAACTAGCTGAGCTACAAAGAAGTTACAATCTATATAATATGATTAACAATCATAAGAACATATTAATTGAAGCCTTTGATAAAACTCTACCTAAAGAAGAGGAAATAGTAGAGGAAGACTAATGCCTAGAAAGACCGCTAATGATGTAGCACATGACCTTAAAAACCATGAGATTCAATGCTCAGAAAGGTGGACTACAGCATTTAAGCATTTTGAAAAACTAGATGATGATATTGCTGGTTTGAATAATTGGATTAAAGGCGGTCTAACTACAATAGTCATTTCAATGCTATTGATTCTCTTGAGAGATTTTCTTATTTAATTTATGAGCATAACCAAAATCGCTGAAGTGGCAAATAATGTCTTGGACAAATTTGTTCAGGATAAAGACTTAAAAGAACAACTATCACATGACTTACAAAAAGAACTTATATCTTTGGATAAAGCACAAATTGCTCTTAATGCTGAAGAAGCGAAAAACGGGAACTGGTTTGTATCGTCATGGAGACCCTGCATTGGATATGTTTGTGGGTTTGCTCTTTGCACTCATTACATTATCTTGCCTATCGCAACTTGGATAGCTGTAGTTAGCGGTACTGATTTACAACTTGAAAAGCTTGAGTTTGATTTTTCGCAACTTACTACAATTCTTTTATCCTTACTTGGAATGTCATCACTTAGAACAGCAGAAAAGTTCAGAGGAGTCCATAACAAATAATATGTACGATAAAGTTAAAGAAATGCTAGTCAGGCATGAAGGGGTTATGTGTACCCTTTATCAATGTAGTGAAGGTAGATGGACTATTGGTGTAGGTAGAAACTTGCAAGATAGAGGTGTTACAGAAGATGAAGCTATGTATCTACTTGATAACGATATTAAAAGAGTTATGAATCAGCTTGATGAATACTGGACTGTTTGGCGTAGCTTTCCTGAAAAAGCACAGCTTTGTTGTGTTGATATGTCGTTTCAAATGGGTATCAAAGGTTTTATGGGTTTTAGAAGAACAAGAGCCTTAATGGAAATGGGGATGTGGTTAGAAGCATCAGAAGAATTATTAGATAGCAAATATGCTATACAAACTCCAAACAGGGCAAATTACAATTCACGACAACTAGCATTGTGTACTAAAGATGCCAAAAAAGACATCGGAAGACCACCAAAGTAATTCTCGACTTGGTGCTTTAGGAGAATCCTTAGTACAAACATTCTTATTGGAATACGCTGACTTTTGCTATTCAACCCAAGAAAAACATCCCGCAGATTTAATGGTAGAATTTGCCAATGCAAAATATACAGTCCAAGTTAAAAGCAGAAGAGAGTCTAAAGAAGGCAAATACACTTTTGCATCTGAAACATCAAGGTCAATGTCAGAGATTTATAAGAACTATCATTGTGATATTCTTGCTTTCGTTTTCTTTAGCCAAGAACATAAGCGAATACTTTTCAAACCAAATACTACTTCGCAAACCTACTTTACCTTTGATAAAAAGATAATAACTCCAAGCCTAGAGATAGATTCCTTACAAGAAACCTTAGATACACTTAGCCAAGTGCCAGTATTGAACCCTTTAAAATAAATTAATTATTTTCTATATTTATATATACATTTTCATTTATGTATGTATAATAGGTGGTATGTTAAATAAAAGTAAGGAGTTAAATAACATGAACACACTAGAAAACTTAAAAAAAGAAAGAACACATTGGTTAAAAGCATATAACAATATGAGACCTTTCGCTGGTGAAACACCATCAGAGAACTTAGCTAGAAGAGAGGAATACCTTAATAACTATAAGTCATACGACAAGCAAATAAAGAAGATTCAAAAACAACAAAAAATGGGGGTTAAATAACATGAGAAAGAAAAAAGCAACAAGAAAAATGATTGATGATGCACATAGAGCATGGTCAATACTTAGTAGCTTACAAGGCGAATGTCATGCTAGAGGTGTTGGTTTAAGAAGAGATACAGAATTGTATAATTTTTTAAACACAACCCTATCAAGTGTTGTTATGGATTTAGAGGATGCAGCAAATGACTAGATACACTTTAGAAGTAAAACTACCTAGCTTAGGCTGGGTAGTTGCCATCAAGACTAGCGACTTAGTTTATGCATTTAGCAAAATGGGTAGATTAAAAAGACAAGGTCACGAAGTAAAACTAACTAAAAAGAGGGGGAAATAAAATGCCAAAAGTTTTTTATGAATATCATATAACTATAGACAATGGTGAGGATTCTTGGCAATGGGATTTAGAACAGTCAAGAAGGGTAACCAACAATATCAATGAATATAAAAACAAAAAATATTTTTATGTTGAGATTGTCAAATACAAAAACATTAAAGATGATATGTTTGCGTGGGATGTCGATAAAGATTATTTTGAAGTATTCCCTGATAACCAAACATCAGACTTGCCAAAATATATTCAAGACAATGTTAATAAAGTTTTACAAGGGGTGAAGTAATGGAAAGATTTGCAGAAAGATTTGATGATGCTTTTTATATTTGGGAAGACCATATAGAAGGCATAGATAAACCAGTTCTTTGGGAATACAAAAATAGGGATAAGTGTTTTTACCAGTACCCTATGTATAGAAGGTCAGATTACAAAATACTGGTGCAACTAACTAAAGAGCAAAGGAAGATAGCCTTAGACTTCTTGGATGCGTTACATGCACCTTTGAATGAGGAGACAAGACAACACAACAACGAGAAGGCTAGGCTGAGGAGATTGAAGTAATGGAATATGTAATCATGTTAATAGTGGGATATATATCTTGCTTGGTAATACTTATGGCGATTGAGTCAGATAAAAGGAGAGATAAATGGAAGTAGTATTTAATATATTAGGTGGCGGAGAAATCCGCCTACCTAAAAGAGAGGTAAGAGGTTATTACAAAGACTTCATAACTGGTGAGACTAAAGTGCAAGTTGGTAATGATGAGCATAAGGTTAGAGAGTCTTTGACTGAGATAGCTTACCTTATGGGGGTAGTGCAATGATAGAAGAGTTAAAAGAATACCAATCAGAGCAACGTGGCAAAGCATGGGTGTTTAAAGATATACCTAACAAAGACTATCATGCAGGTGTTGGTGTTAGCAGTAGTTTCATTAGAAGGTTTGGTGAATCACAATTACATGCACTAGAGCATCAACAAGAAACAACACCAGCCATGAGGTTTGGAACTGCAGCTCATTCATTACTTGTAGAAGGTCAGGAAGCCTTTGATAAGGAAGTGGTTGTAATTAGCGGTAGTCCTTACACAAAGGCAAATAAAGAACTTAAAGAAGAGTACGAGAAGCGTGGTCTTATTGTGCTTAAAGAAGCTGATGTAGAACTTATACAAGGCATGAAGGATAAGATGATTTATGAAGGTAATGCTTATCTTGATGCTAAAGGCAAAGTTCCTGAGTCTAGCTTTTACTGGTATGAAGATGATGTGTTGTGTAAATGTAGACCTGACTTGATATGTCCACCTTTAGATAATACTGATTCAAAAGATGAGATAGTTATAGTGGACTACAAGACTACTCAATCAGTTGAACCTTACACCTTTGCAAAGTCTGTTAAAAAGTTTAGATACGACTTACAAGCAGCATACTATAGACGTGGCATGGAAGCTGCTGGTTATAAGGTAACTGACTTTATGTTTGTTGCCCAAGAAAAGACTTACCCTTATGCTTCTAAAGTATTTAGGATGACTAAAGAGCAAATGGACTTTGGTTGGTCAATCATGGCAGCTTACTTAGAAGACTATAAAGAATACAAGAAGGGTAAGCCTTTAAGTATTTACAATAGTCCTAATGTTATTGATTTGGTGTTGTAAGTAAGGGCAAAAAAGATAATGAGAGTATTAGAGTATAGTATGGAGAGTTTATCCTTTGCCCTTAAGAACAGTATAAGGTTTTTGGAGAAAGATGTAATAAAGTCTTTGCTTTATTATCAAATTAATTTTAATATAAATATGGAGAGTCAAAACAATGGATGAAGTAATTAAAAAAGCACTTTGGATTCCTGAAGAGCTACACAAAGATATAAAAATCTTTGCAATACAAAACAACCTAACAATAGAACAAGCTAGTCAAATGCTAATTAAACTAGGCATGGTGACTTATGAAGCTGAGAAGAACCATGACTCAGTATAGCGATATAGTTGAAACGCAAAGATTAAAGCTGAACAAGCAGAAAGATGAATGGTATATCCACGTTAATAATGGTGCTGGTTATACAGAAGTTAAAGATGGAGATACATTAACTATTACTTATCATGCTACTGGTAAGAAGGAGATTTTTATAGATGCCAATTAACAGCAGAACAAAAGGTGCAGCTTTCGAAAGAGTTATATGCAAAAAGATTAATACTTATCTTGCATCTAAAGGCAGCACTGAGACTGTTAAAAGAAACCTAGACCAATATCAAACCAAAGGCATGGCTGATATTTACTGGGGTAACTTGGCAATAGAATGTAAACGATACAAAGGCACTGGTAGAAGTGATGTATTTAAAAACGACTGGTGGAATCAAGCAGTTGAGAGTGCTAATGATGACCTAATACCAGTATTAATTTATAAGTATGATAGACGCAAGATTATGTGTGTGATACCTCTATATCTAATGGAGAGTGGGTATAAAAAGAATTGGGAACAATACTACATGTGTCCACTATCAGAAGTATGTGAGAGGTTAGATGAAGTCGTACAAAAGGCTAATGGACTTACATAGTTATTTACTAGAAGAAGATTTTGAACAATATTGCAGAATGTCTTTTGACAAGATATTAGTTGCATGTGAATTTCTTGGCATTATTAATGACGAGGATTACGAAAGTTTTAAGGAAAGGTGTTACACCCAACTTGAAACTGATTATATAAACAGTATTGATAAAACAATACATTAAACCATAGGAGTATAGTATGGATATTTTAGGAGGAATGACGAATTCCGAAGAGAAACCGCAAATTTACTTTGGCTTTAAAACAATAGGTCAACAGTTTTTTGCAAATGGAGAAACACCAATAGACTTTAAATACTTGCAACTTGACATTGATACATTCAAGTCAGGTTGGGGTCGTTATACTAAGTCTGATGGCTTTGAATATCAATGGGATGCAAAGTTTGGTGTTGTAGACCCTAAACCTGCTGATGATTGGAAAAGAGCATTTTCATGTTGGGTAATGCCTGATGGTGGTCATGCGATGTTATGGCAAAGATTTACTTTTGCTGAATCTAGTGCTTTTAATAAGATACTAGGAACATTTTGGCATGAGAAAGATGCAAACGTAGGTAAGTTACCAGTAATGGAATACAAAGGCTCTAAACCTATTCAAGTAGGTATGGGTAGTTCATCTGAACTTACATTTGAATTTGTTAAGTGGGGTGATAGAGGTTTTCAAGTACCTGATTGGTATGTTGACCCTGATGCACCAGTTGATAATGATGATGGTTTTGTTTCTCCTAATGAGGGACTAGCAGATAAAGTAGCTGAAATGGTAGCTAAGACTGAACTTAGCGATGACGATATACCATTTTAGATGTCAAGCGTAGATTGGCAAAGAATCGCACCTGAAGTAGCAAAGCAGCTATTAGGTGAGCCTAAGAGTATTTCATCTACAGAAATGAGATGGAATACTCATGGGAGTATGGTTCTAAACCTAGAAAAAGGCCTTTTCTATAACTTTGAAGAAGGTTTTGGTGGTGGGGTTGTAGATTTAATAAAATACCTCAATGAAGATGTGTCAACAATTTTAAAACAGTTTGGTTATGACCAAGCATTGCCTAATGACTCCTTACTCAGCGTTAGTGTGACTCCCCCAAATAGCACTAACAAGGGCAATGCAAGGTCTTTTACAAAAGTCCAAATGAGGGAACTTCATTCTCAAGCAATAGTAAAAGTGCAGTATTCTACTAATTTTTGGGTTATGAGGTTTCCTAATGGACATCCCATCAAACAAAAGTATGCACCCTTCAGTATGAATCCTGATGGTTCATGGTCTATGCGAAGACCTGAAGGGTTATTACCTATTTACTACACCAATAACTTTCCTAATAAACCTATTATTATCAATGAAGGTGAAAAAGCGTTACGTGGATGTGAAGCTATAAGGAAAGATGGAGATGCTTGTACATGGCATGGTGGTGTTAATAGTTGGCAAAAAGCTGACTGGTCACCTATCTATGGTAGAGAGGTTTGGATATTTCCTGATAATGATGAAGCTGGTAAGAAGGTTGCTAATGAGATTTCTAGTCACCTAAAACAAAATGGTTGTAGTGTTTTAATTGCTGAACCACCAAAAGATTTTAATGAAAAAGATGATTTATGGGATGCGTATGAATCAGGTTATTTTGCAGACTCTAAATCATTGGAAGATTACATAACAAGCAATACAGCAAAAAGACCAAAAGGAAGTTTATATTTCCAAACAGTTAATGAAATCATGGCTAATATTACTGAGCCTGATTGGTTGGTGGATAGATGCATAGAACGTGGAACTGTTACTTCTATATTTGGTGCACCTAAGACAGGTAAATCATTTGTAGCTATTGCTATGGGTTGTGCAGTTGCTACAGGTAAGGATTTCTATGGATATGAAACCAAACCATCAACTGTACTTTATCTTGCAGGAGAAGGCACAAATGCAGTTGGTAGACGTATAAAAGCCTATGAGCAATTCTATAGCATGAATTTAGATAAGAAACCTTTACTTGTATCTAATAGAGGTTCAAGAATAGGTGATGATGAGGAGTTTGCTATCTTGCAACAGGTTTGTAGAGATATAGAAGCTGAAAACAATGGTATAGGCATGATTATCATCGACACCCTTGCTAGAAACTATGGATTAGATGAGAACAGCACTAAAGACATGAATACCTTTATACAGCGTGTAGACATGCTTAAAGAAGAGTTTAATGCTTCTATAGTGATAGTACATCATACTGGTCATGGGTCTTCAGCAAGAGCAAGAGGAAGTTCTGTATTACCAGCAGCACTTGACTATGAATTTAGGGTTAAGAGAAGCGGTGATGATGATGCTATGCTTGTATCTGTTGACCAAACACTTGTTAAAGATGGTAGACCAATACAACCTATGAACTTTAAGTTCCATGAAGTAGAAGTCTTTGGCTTTAGTAATGTTACTTCAGGTGTACTGAAACTAACGCTAGAGTCTCCTAAAGAGATGATGCTTACATCAGCAAGAAAAGAAACATTAGATGCTATAGAAGAATATCAGAAGGAAAAAGAGCCAAATGACCCTATTAGTGTTTGGGTTAAGTATTCAATATTAGCAGCTAGAATGGATATTAAAGATAGTACGTTAAAGACTAGATTAGCGGATTTAAAAGCACATGATTTAGTGCATTACAAAGAAGGCTATGGCTACCAGTCAAAATCTTTCGATAATGAGGTATTTTGATATGGTTTGGTTTTGGTTTGGTTTTGGTCTGTTTTGGTTTGGTTTTTTAGCCCAAATTATCAAAAAGTTGGTTGGTTTGGTTTGCTTTTCTAAAGCAACCAACCCAAACCACTATGAATTTCACGATTGGAGACCAAACCAATGAAGACATATTTAGATGAATCTTTTGAAAGTGAATTGAAGAAGTTAAGAATATATGAAGCTGAATCTTTTGAGAGGTGGGGTTCTAGGAAAAGAATATTTAAGATGTTGGGTGTAGATTTTGAGATTAAGTTTTGTAGAGCAGAATCTATGCTTAAGGATGCACTTTACAAAGGTCATGTTAAAGAAAAGATTAAGATGGTTGAAATGATGACTAGAGCCTTTGATTCACTTAATAAGAAATGTGAACAAAGTGGTTATATGAGAATACAACCAAATACTAGATGTTTTAACTTTGATAAGAAGACTGCTTTAGTTTGTGATACTGATGATGAGAAACCTAGTTTATTAAAGATACACAAAGATGAGCCTGACATGATGATATTTAGCATAGAAGAATTATTAAGATGTATACCTGAAGATTTTATGAAGGCTAAGGAGTTGTTATCTAAATTAGATAAGGCTGTTAATTTTCAAAGGATAAGTTATGACTAAGTGGCATGGTGGCAAAGGCTCAGGTCGAAGGAAAGAGAATACAAAAAGATATGAAGATAACTGGGAAGCTATCTTTGGCAAAAAGAAAAAGAAAAAGAAAAAAGATAAGGAAGAAGAAAAGTGAATGAATTTCGAGATAGAGATTTACCTTTTGGTGAAAAAGGAGAAGGTCTAATATTAGAGTTGATACTTAAAAAGTATAAAACAGCTTACAAGCAAGATGGTTATCATAAAGAATATGACATCATGATTCCTGAAATTAACAAAACAGTTGAAGTAAAGCGTGATGCACAAACAGATAGTACTGGTAATATATTTATAGAATCATCATGTCAAAACGTAAAGTCAGGTATATCTGCAACAACCGCTAACATATTTGCGTATATAACTAATTCAAAAATATATTGGATTGAAACTGAAAATATAAATAAATGCATCGAAGATGAGAAGATTTTAAAAGGTGTTGGGTTCAGAATACAAGGCAAAAAGATTGATGCCTACTTGATACCAACATCTACTTTTGAAAAATATTGTATAAGAATAGATAAATTAACTGAGGAACATAAATGCCAATTAAATTCAAACCAAGTGTAAAGGTAAGAGATAGAGCTACTGGGAAAATAACAGTAGAACACTCTTATATTAAAAGTATGACAATAAAAGAATTAACTGATTATATTGAATCATCAAGTTCTAAGAAAAAGGTCATACAAAAATGTAAGAATGAAATAGTGAGGAGAAATGTTAGATAGATTTTTAGAGTGGTCTTTTCAAACAAAGGCTAATAAGTTATTTAAAAGGAGTGAAATAAAAATGAGCATTAGAAATAAAAAGCATGACCCAGTACACAAACCAGCACACTATAACAATGGAAAGGTAGAGTGCATTGAGTACATAAAACAACAACTAGGCTCAGAGTTTCCTAGTTATTTAGAGGGTTCAGCCATTAAGTATATTCATAGACATCGTATGAAGGATGCCAACATACAAGACTTACAAAAGGCTAAATGGTATATTGATAAGTTAATAGAACATTATGAAAACTTATAAATGGAAGTAGATAAGAAAAAATTGAAGGAAATGATTAAGCAAGGTAAGTCATCACATGATGCAGCAATGTCTTTTGGTTGTAGTCCATCTACCGCTAGAAGGAAAGCTAAAGAGATTGGTTTAAAGTTTAAAGGCAAGTCTTACTGGAGAAAGGGATGAGAGTAAATATCAAATCAAATATAAAAGAAGTAACAAAGGGATTGAGCTCTATACAAAAGAAACAAATACCTTTTGCAACTATGTTAGCTCTAAACGATACAGCGTTTGCATTACATAAGACTTACAAAAAACAAACTAAACAAAAGTTTGATGACCCAACACCTTATACACAAAAGGCTTTTAGGGTTGATAAAGCTAAGAAGACACAACTTACAGCAGTAGTTTATGTTGATAAGAAAAGAGAAGACTACATGCAACTACAAGTAGATGGTGGAACAAGAACGCCTAAGCGTAGTTCTATTGTTGTTCCTAGTAGTAAGAACACATCAGGCATAACGCAATATGCATCAGGAAATATAACCAAAGGTGCAATGAATAAAATAAAAAGAAATAAGAAAAAATATTTCTTTGGCGTTCCTAAAGGTGGCAAAGGTACAGAAGGTATTTGGGAAAGATATGGAAGAACATCAACCAATACTTCAAGCGGTGCAAGGATAAGACAGGTAGCTAAACTAACAAAGATGGCTAAATATAAAGCATTGTATCCATTTGAAAAAATAGGTAATGGTATTGCATTCTCTAAAAGGAATGGGTTTGATTCCAACTTTGCTAAAAGACTTAGGTATGCACTGAGGACTGCTAAGTGATAAGCGTAGGTTCTTCTACAGCTTCTACTATGGGTAATTGGACAG